ACAGGATTTGGCTCCCATCAACTTTTCAAAAAGTTGAGCAAAACATTTCACAGGATTTGGCTCCCATCAACTTTTCAAAAAGTTGAGCAAAACATTTCACAGGATTTGGCTCCGCCTCAACCCGAATTAAGATAGGGGAGGCTTTACTAGCGCCCAGTCCAGACTTTCACATAAGGAGAGTTCGCCTTTCCATTTTTCTTCAAAATCTCTATGTGATCATCATAAGAGATCTCCCCATATTTTGAAATAACGTTTGTTATACTACCAAATAAAGAAGGTATACTGCGAATAGTAGGATCTTCCAAAAAGAAAATTATTCCCATTATTCTCTCTAAGCAACAACGATCTGCACGACATTGAATACAATTTAACATATTGAAGAGTGCATATTTTTGTTGAAGTTTCTCCAAAAAAGAATGCTTGATATAACTCTGTACACCAAAAACGCCATTCCAATTACCTTTTTTGCTATTTATAGACATAGTATTTGAAATATCAGTATCGTTATAATAAAGCAGTTTCTTGATTTCTATATTGTTTTTAAGATGACTTGCAATTCTTAAACATTGACCTTTATTTTCATTTCTATGAATTCCTCCAAAATGCCATAATGGTAGCACATTAGCTTTGAGTTTCATATATGGGACCCGAGTTTGAATAAATACACTGTCGTGTAAAATCACAGCATTTTCCCACCAATGATTCTTCAAAAAATAATAATAAGGTAAAAGCTCACCACGTTTTGGATATTCGGATTGCACAATAGTTACATTTTTGTATTCTGAATCTGCTTTTACAAAACCATAATTGCTATTATCGTCAATAATAACAATAGGAATGCCCCAGTGGAATTTTTGAATACATTGAACACATTCATTCCAATATTTGTTGGTTTTTTCTGAATTTACGTGACGACTAATAATAAATCCAAAATTTGCCATTTATTTTATTGTAGTAAAATAAAATAAATAGTTTTGCGCAGCCAGAATTTTTAATTAATTGCATTAGATAAAGAAGGTAAAGAATCAATATCTATTAAAGAATTTGATTCTTCGGGTACTTTGGACATCAAAAAGGCTGAAAATTCGGGTCTCTCTAATTGTGCTTGAGGTGTGTGATTATGAACATACCTTGCGATCATCTTATAAAGTTTGAAATCCGGATACCTCTCAGCACCATTATTCTTGTATAAAATATTTACACCATTATCATCTAAACACCATTCTACAATAATACGGGTAATGGGATCACATTTTGATAAATCTTTGATTTCTTCCAATTCTTCAACAAGATAATCAAAAATGGAACAAGCAAGACGACATAAATCAAAACTGTAATTGGGTTCTAGACGAGGTTTCTTTTCATTGAAATAAGGCTCAGTATTGTATTGAGTCGCTGCATCTCCACCATTTTGGAAGCTATCACTGCAAAAGATCTTGCCGTTGTATTTGTATATGCTGCGTCCGAAATCAATCATCTTAAATATGCGTCCAAATGTGGGAACCTTATAATACTTCTTCTTATAACAATAATATATGAATTTTTTATTAGTTGACTTATACATAATATTATTGGTATGCAAGTCATTGTGAGTAAAAGAAAATACTTTTTGATAACTAATAAGAATCATAACAATTTGCATAAGCGCTGAGAACCATTCGTCGTGAGACAAATCTTCGTTCATAATGAGGTCATCAAATGTGGTCTCACAATTTTCCATACAAATGACTTGTACTGGAAATTTTGGAATAGTCGCATACAAACATTCTTCATCGTCATCGTCTTCGTCATCGTCATCGTCTTCGTCATCGTCTTCGTCATCTTCTTCGTTTTCATTTTCATCTTGTTCACTGTTGGTTTCATCTTCAATTTCATCATCTTTGCAACCAGTTTTTTCATAATTAGATGTTTCATCACATTCCTGATCACTATCATTATTTGATGTATGAGATGTGCGTGATGAACAAGTAGACCCGGATTTTATGGTTGTTGTGAAAGATTTTAAGTCACTTTGTTTATTTTCAGAATTAATTTCATTAGTAATATCTACCAAATTAATTTCACATTCTTTTAGATCACATAATGTAATTATAGCTTGATCTTTTTGTTGGGTTCCCGTTAAAACATGTTTTTCATCTTCAAATAGATCTTCATATAAATTGTCATTAATAGATTTGATAGATAAGTTTGATTTTACACTTACATTATTTTCATTATCTATTTTAATTAAAGGTTTTTTGACTCCTTGTCCAAAGTCATCATCTTCAAGTAAATATTCGTAGTCTTCAATACTAAAAATTTCGGTGTTTTTATGCTTATTGAAAAAATCGGATTTACATAAATAATCAATATCATCAATTACATTGAATTTAAATTCATTTTTTATGGCAAGAAAAGAACCATAATAATCTACACCGTGAACAAAATTATGTTTATAAATCAATAGTGAAGAGAGAAAAGAAAAAAACCCGTCCACATAAGAAGAATTATTGTAGTCTAATATTTTAGGATGGCTATCACCTGGTGCAGAATTATATGTAGGCAATACAAACAAAGTAGGATCATTAAAATTATATTTTCCAATTAAATACTTGTATGGATCCAATAATGGCGCCATCTTAAAAAATACCTCTTTATGCAAAGTCTTGTTGTTTTTACTGTTTTTAATAACACACTCATATAGATTAGAATTAATGTAGTCTGATTCGTCATCATTAGTTTCTACTGTTTTTTTTTGTTTTACCTCTGTAATATATGCTACATTATTGAGATTCACTGCCTTATGGTTTGTGTCATTTAGAAGAAAGAATCTGCTATAAATCGGACTATAATTTTGTATATTGGAGAGAAAGAGCCCATCTTTTCTCTCTAAACTTTTAAATAGATCGCTATTTTTTCGTTTTTCATAGCTGACTACTATGCCGTCTTCTATTGTTGTCATTAGCTAAATAATATATTAAATTATAATCATTTTAAACTTATTTAGTTTGATCAATTATTATTCGTTTTTAGCAAGTTGAAAAAATATTTCTATAAATTAATGTCGCTAGAACTCAAGAAATTTGATATGAAAACAATTAGTTTCAAAATCCACGAAGCCAAAGGCCCAGTCGTTGTTTTAGTTGGTCGTCGTGATACAGGCAAATCATATTTGGTAAGAGACTTGTTATATTATCAACAGGATATCCCGCTAGGGGTAGTTGTAGCAGGTACAGAAGAAGGCAATGGTTTTTACGGCAAAATGGTGCCCAAATTATTCATCCACAATGAGTATAATACTGCCATTATTGAGAATGTTTTGAAACGTCAAAAGGGTGTTTTGAGAGAAATGAAAAAACAAATGGAAGCTTATAAAAAAAGCAATATTGATCCTCGTGCTTTTGTAATCTTAGATGATTGTTTATATGATGGGACATGGGCAAAAGATAAGATGATGCGACTCCTCTTTATGAACGGCCGCCATTGGAAGATTATGTTGATCATCACAATGCAGTATCCATTAGGAATTCCTCCAACTCTCAGAACTAACATTGATTACGTGTTCATTTTGAGAGAACCTTACATCGCAAATAGAAAGCGTATTTATGAGAATTATGCGGGTATGTTTCCCACATTTGAGTCATTTTGTCAGGTGATGGACCAATGCACAGAAAATTATGAGTGCTTGGTAATCAATAACAACGCGAAATCCAATAGATTACAAGATCAAGTGTTTTGGTATAAGGCAGATGCACACAATGACTTCAAATTAGGAAGCAAAGAGTTCTGGGATTTGAGCAAAGACATACCATCAGATGATGAGGAAGAGAAATATGACCCAAGCAATACCAAGAAGCGCGGTCAAGGCCCGAAGATTAATGTGAAAAAAACAAAGTGGTGAGAATCATAATCATAATTAAATATTGCTTTCCCATATGAAAAAATTTTATAATTAATATATTGAGTAAATATTATTTATAAATTTAATTATTAGCGTTGACTTCTCTTCAAACGAAAATATTCATCAAATCCATTTTTTGCAATATACTCCATATTTCGCATTGTGTATCCAATAGAGGAACCGCTATGTCCTCCACCATAAGCGTTATTTACTTTGGTCATCAAATTTGTAATTCTTGGATTTCTTGAGAACATAAAGGACTCTCCTTGAAAATTTCTAAGGAGAGTCCATCCTTCATTTTGATGTATTACGTGGTATGCGCTAGATAGCATATATGTATCTTGTCCAGCAAAAGACCAATCTGGATTGGTAGGATAAGTAATAGTTCTTGGAGGAGGAGTAGGAAGATTGTCCATATTTATTGGGTTGATTATAGCCTGGGTTTGCATAACAATTGTGCAGTCAAATATTTACTGCAAAATTATTTCAATTTTTTTAAGCTTTCAATTTTTCAATTTTTCAAAAAGTTGAGCAAAACATATATTTGGAGCCAGATTTATCAAAGGTGGAACTACGTTATTTCTCTTTTTATTTTTGACTCAACCTTTTTTAAAAGTAGATGTATTGTGGTGTTTTTTCTATTATTGCAAATGTTTTAGGCATTATTGGATATTTTCCAGAAATATATTCCATTACTTATGACGTGGAAGTAAAAATAACAACCAAAATATGGTCTATTTGGGTACTATCTGGATTATTTGCATTGACATATGCAATATGTATAAATGATGCATATGTAATTATGAGTAGTGTGGTTGGTCTATCGTTCAATTTGATTATTTTTAGTTTGAAAACCAGAAAACTTTATTTTATTAGTCAAAATGCACATCAAGAAATTGAACAATCAACTGGAAATCCAATACATAATAATCAACAAAATAAAATAAAAGATTTTGATTCAGATTCACACTCATCTTCTGATCTGGACATACTTTAAAAAGTTGAGCAAATCAAACCTATTTGGCTCCACCTTTCTCAAAAGTGGAATTATTTGGCGCCACCTTTCTCAAAGGTGGCAAATGGTCCGCTAATAAGCTCACTTTGACCATTATCAGTCTTACCAACAACAATGTTATCACCTTCAAAGAGCTCAGCGCTAATATCAGCCGATGTAATATCCTCCTGATCCTTAAAAAATGACTCTTGTGTACTAGCACTGTTTGCACCAATCAAATTTCCATCAGCATCAATCGTCTGAGTTAAAGTAGCTCCGGTTTTCTCTGCCAACTTGACATTCTCTTCAATCGCCTTCTTCTTGGCATCTTTCACACGCTGTTCAAATGCCGACTTGGCGAAAGACTCGTTCTTGTTCTTCTCTTGCATAAGTTGATTCAACTCTTCCTCCACATATTCCACACGGCCAGTCTTGTATGCCTCGGGATCCCAAGGCATCCATAATCCAACTGGACCCACAAATACGTCGTGATTTGGGTCCATTTCACGTAACATCTTGCATCTGAGTTCAGCTTCCTCCATTGTAGGGTAAACGCCGCGCACCTTTAGACCACGAGTAGAGGTCTGGAAATTATGCTTGACATTAAAAGAATCCTCCAACTCAGATTCGTTTTGATCTAAGAAAGTTTTATAATCATCTTCCAATGTGGTTCCAATAAGGTTAGCCTGTTCCTCTTTAACAAACTCCTTGAAATCATTAGTTAGGTCATCAAACTGAAGCTTGTACTTATATGAAACGAAGTTCAAAAATTGTAGAAATTTGTCCATACTTTTGGAAAAATCCCACTTCTTTAGGAACTCTTCAAAAAAATACATTTCCTTGATTTTCAAGATTTTATCAGGAGAAACAAAAGATACACAAACGAATTTCTGTCCAGCAATTCCTTTATCTTCTTCCAATAAATCAACATATTTAGAATTTGGCGTTCCGTCTTCATTTAACTTTCTTTCAAAAGACAAAGGTTTGTTTTCTTTAGTAGCCATTTTAATTTAGTTAAGGATTAGATTTTAAGTTTTTTATCGCAAATATATATTTTTTTCTTTTTATTTATTATAGAATGTTTGACGTTGCTGAGATCGTGAAAAGAGTTATTAAATACTTAGTTGAAGGCTTAATGGTTGCCATTGCAGCTTATGCTATTCCTAAACGTTCTTTGAACATTGAGGAGATTGTTCTTCTTGCATTGACCGCTGCTGCCACTTTTAGCATTCTAGACACTTATGTCCCAAGCATTGGCGTTACGACCCGTGCTGGGGCGGGCGCAGGAATAGGATTAAATTTAGTAGGATTTCCTGGAGGTCTTTAAATTTGAAAATAAAGTGTAGCAAAATAAAAATTCATTATAAAATTAATAATTAAAAATAATTTTATAATCAATTATATGTTTTTACAAGAGACAACAATAACAAAAAATAAAAGTATAAATAATTTACAAGAAGTGGATAGTTTACCTAGAGTAGATAGCTCATCAAGGTTGTCCAGTTTACCTAGAGTAGATAGCTCTTCAAAGTTGTCAAGTATACCTAAAGTTCCTAGTTTGCCACGTATTAAAAGTGTGTCTGAATTATTATGTCAAGAAGATGAAGTTACTTTAATAGAAAACCAAACTTCTAGTGGGAATGAACTCACTCTTCTAGATTTTAATATTTCTATAAATACTAGAAAAACTTTTTTTTGTCAAGATGAATCTTCAGAATCAGAATCAGAAATAGAGTTGAGAAAATCTATGCTAATTCTTCCTTCACAATATAATCAACGTGTAGAAACTTCAAATCTAAATTATTTTGAACTAATTAAAGATCACATTCGTAACAACCGCAAATTAAGTGAAAAACATTTAAAATATATTAAACAACATTTAAATTGTGATCAAAAAATGGAAATAATAAAGCTATACAGTGATTGTTGTGCAGTATTAGTATATGTATTAGAAAAACATAATTAAAACAACTTAAAATTATTGGTTAAAATAAAACATTATGAGTTTTGTTAACTTTATTTTAAATAATAGCCAACAAATTACAGATGAGCTCCGTAATATAATGTCTATTGGTATATCGTTGTATACATATTATACTGCTTATCATTATTTTGTGAATAATGATCCACAATATATTTTGACAAATTTGTATGCAATTATTGGTCATTGTATATCAGATTCATTTTTAATAAATGAAACTAATAGAAACAGACTAGAATTATATATTCATCACCTTTCTGCAGTTGGACTAATAACGTTTCAATTGTATTATGAACCACCAACAAATCATTTCTATCCTTGTATATCAACGTGCGTGGAACTAAGTACATTTTTTTTAGTATTAAAGGACTGGCTCAAAAATTGGCCAAAATGGATTGTTCAAGTAAATAATGTATTATTTTTATTCACATTTTTCTATACAAGAGTATATCTTTTCTCAGTTTATTTTTTCTTTGACAGAAGATTGGCAATTATTGTTTCGCCAAATACAAACAATTTTATAGGCTTTCTTTGGTATTATGGATCATTAATAGGATTATATTCATTAAATATTTACTGGGGAATGATTATATGTAAAATATTTTTCAAAACAATAAAAAATGTGAAAATATTGAATATAATCAATTGTGAAACAGCATTAGAATACACTTATTTAAGCTCACTAATTTATTCATTTTATGCATATTCAATTAACGAACCTTATGATTATCTTTCAAAGTTCGGTTATGTTTTTCTGTTTGACATATTTGGTCAAAGTGTATTAGTATTTTCTTCTTATTATTACCACAAAGAACTCAAGAAAAGACTTATTCAAAATACACATATGCAATCTACTAGTGTAGATGTATTGGAAGACAATAAAATATTATGGATTTACTTAAATGATATTATTTGCATACATATTCGTACATTTTTATGTGCATTTACAAATTTAAATCTATTTTACAATGATAATACGATTATAATAAGACAATTTCTTATTGGATCAAGTTTATTTATTCATTTGATAACAATATATCATTATATTAAATTTATAGTAGACTTGAAATTAAAAAATGAGACATTTGCATTGGATGAGCCAATTACATATAAAACATATATTATAAATGTTTTAATAGGTTTGCCAATTCTTGTAGATAATCTATTAATTATTTACAAAACAGATGATTATATTATTCGTATAGGACTTGTCTTTACATTTATCATGTTATGTGTAGTTTCTTATGTGCGACCGTTTTACCAGGCAAATCATTTATTGATACATATTTTGTTATTTGTTCAAACATTTTACTTGACAAATGCAAATGTTTTAAAAAATAATAATTTGCTGATACAATAATAGTTCTAAACAGTTGGGATGAATTCCCAGTCTAACTCTTCACATATTTTCTTCCATATTGAGTCTTGTTCAATCAATTTCTCGCGGTCTTTCAACATAGGTATTTCAGGCAAATATTGTTTTTCTCCCAAAAGTTCAAAAAGTTGATATAAAACATAATAATAGTGTAAAAAATTCACGCGATAATCTGGACAATGTTTTGCATAAGGATATTGTATTTCAATAAAGAAATTACAAAGGGTTTCTTCCAATTCTTGGCTGATAATTGGCGGTTTGATACCAAGCTTATCTTTGATAAAATTAATATGTTCATAATATTTATTGTATCCTAGTTTTTTAAGAAGTGCTTTTGTCTCATAATAAGTTATTTTCTTCAAATCAATACGTTCTTTTTTGATCTGTTGTTTTAGATTTTCAATTACTTCTTGGGGAATTTGCGTGGTTTCTTTTCCTTGAAATTGTGCCAAAATTTCTTTGAAATGATTGATTTTCTTATAAGCATAAAAGCAGACTTCTTTTGGCGGTTCTTTATAAGACGGTTTCTCGTTTTCAATCAAGTATTGGAAGTTTTGTGAACAGTTATTACAAATAAGGACGCCTTCATCATCCATTGGAATAAGTTCGCCTTTATGGCAACCTTGACATACATCCGTTGAAACTACAAAAGAATTAATATCAATGAAAGATTCATCAATATTACTGAGATATTTCTGAAAAATATTGTTATTTTTATTTTCAGTAACCGAATTTGGCACATCTTTATTCAATTTGAAAAATGCTTCCAATATTTTAGTTTTTTTACTGGATTCAGTATTATTATTGCTCTCAACGTTTGATATGTTTTTTTTATTTTCAAAATAGTCAAAAATATATTTGGAATTATCTAAGAAATAATCCTTCTTTTTATGTTTAAGAGCCTTTATATTTTCATTGATTTCTTCAATACGATCTTTGTATTCCATAACTTGTTCAATGTTAAATTCGCGTGTTAACTCATTAGAAGCAAGTTTTTCTCTCAATTGCGATCTTTCAAACTTCAAATTTGGAATGCGATCTTGTTCATCCTTATTGAAATCGTTTATGAATTCACGATGTTTTCCATCCAAAGTTGTGGAGTTCTTTTTGCTGACCTTGAACTTTTTGGTAGTTTTAGGCTTAAAAGAAAGCATTGTTTGTAATAATATTAGTTCTCATATTTTATTTAATTAATTATAATTTTAAATAATATATTCTTGTGTTTGCTCTTTTTGGGCTTGGATAATTTGGGCATTTTGGTTTAAACTCAATATATGTTTTCTTTTATTTAATAAATGAGCACCGAACTCAAGATCACAATCAATGATAAAAATATAAATATTGATTCAGTGACCTTTCAAAAAATGATGTTTTTATATAATTCCATCAATGATGGATGGACTATTAAGAAAAGAAACGACTCTTATATTTTTATTAAGAACCACGAAGGAAAAAGAGAGGTTTTTCAAGATTCTTATTTAATGAAATTTATGCAAGATAATATGGATCCGAAGAGAATATTGTCTTGATTTATGGTGTATGATATTGGAATTATTTAATAATATATGTCAAAATAAATATATTATTAAAAATTATTTAAAAATAAACAATTAAATTTATCTTTAAAAAATTTTTTTCTTTAGCAATATTATAACTATGGGAGGTGGTTTAATGCAACTCGTTGCCTATGGCGCTTAACCTGGAAATATATCTTGGGCGCCAACAGTGAGCTACCATTATGGGTCACATATCTCCATAATGGACAAATAGTGTAAATATGTGGTTAAATATGATATTTATATTTAACATATAACTCGCTAGTGAAAATTGTTGAATAATCTTTTGAAACAATAATAACAATTTTTGCGAGACTTTCAAATTGCGGGAACTTCCTTAGAGCTTCAACTACTTCTTATATTGTGGTGACACATATAATACCTTTGGAGAAAGACCATTGGCATAGTAAAAATGTTGAAGATTGGATGATCCGCAGCGAAGCAACTTATTTCGAAAATAATTTAAAGTTATTGCTTAAAATAATATAATGGAATTTGGAGATATTTATTGTTTAACAAGTCCATCCGGAAAAAAATATATTGGTCAAGCCATAAAGCACCTTAAAAACGGTAAAAAATGGGGATATATAAATAGATGGAAGGATCATATTAGGGATTCAAAGTACAAAAATTGTTGCAGACTTTTAAATAATGCTATTAATAAATATGGTTATGAAAATTTCAAAGTAGAATTAATTAAAGAATGTACGATAGATGAACTAAACAAATATGAAAAACAATATATTTTGGAATATAATACATTAACTCCAAATGGTTATAATTTGACAGATGGTGGGGACAACTGTATTCAAACAGCTGAAACTCAAATGTTAAAAAGAATTAGTATGATGGGAAAAAATAAAGGAAAGGTATATCCAAAACGTTCTAGAAAACGTAGTGAAGATAATACTTTACCAAAATATATAAGACATTACATTGATGCTTCTGAAAAAGAAGGTTATAGAGTTTCTAGTCATCCATTACTAAATTCAAAATCATTTTTAAGCAAATCTTTAACAATGGAAGAAAAATTACAGTTAGCAATAAATTATTTAAATACTGTGAATGCAGAAATAAGTTGAACGTTCAACGAGTAGACGGAAGTCGGGGTTTAATGAAAGTATTAGCAATACTTGAAAACTCCTAAGGTGTACTCTGCCCCTATAAGAAATTATAGGGATCATCGCAAGATGTTTACCTTAAAAGCCTGTAGGGTAGAAAAATGTCGGGGAATATCGAAAAAATAAGATATTCGTAAAGCCCTTTGTGGATGCCTTTTACACCTTTTCAAATTTTAAATATTGAAAATGTAATGTCATTATAACTCAAACTTCCTCCCGGATCAAATGAGAAATGGTGTAAAAGAGTACCACTGACGTTAATCAGGGAAATTAGCTATAGCCTAATTTGAAAAGCCCTGGTGAGAAAATCAAACTGCTTGAAACCCCTAAAGCTTATTCTACTAAGCAATTTTTGTGAAGAAATTGTGGCCAAGATAAAAAACTTGGGTATAGTAAAAATGAATAAGATGATTTGAACGATTAAGTTCAGTT